CCTATTTCCCGTACCTGGTTAGTTAGTATCTGCTTGCCGCCTCTGTGCTCGAAGTGGTAACAATGCGCTTTAGTGCTTACAGGATCAGCCGGGAATTGTAGCCTATTAGCAGTTGGCTTAGCTATACAGAACCCAGTAGTACGAACATGGGGCGTTACTGATTTAGAAATCTGCATACATGAAATACCAACTCCGGGTTGCCGTATCTGTTCTATGAATGGAGTAATAAAATCCTTAGTCATCGGTACTGTATCATCAGTTATCCATAATAAATAATCGTAGTCGGGAAAACCTGGTAATCGCTCCCGGCAAACATCTTGGAAAGCTCCAATATCAAAGCCGATGTTATTTCGGCGTATGTATCGGATGTTGTTTGCGTCGCATAATTGTTTAAACTTAGCTGATTCGCCGTTATCGTTGTGGATTACTACCAGTTCAGCTTCGCCAGTATCACACTGCTTCCAATACTTTAACCACGCTTCAAGATTGTGATAGCGGTTGAAAATAATTATGGTGACGAGGATCTTCATTTACAACCCTCCGTAATCCAAACAACATTAGTACTGATTTTTTCTTCAGGCGGAATTTCTATTGGTGTGCCACGATCTACCCAATTTTTAGCAGCCTCTAAAGTCTTAAATGTATTAACGCTATAAAAATGCCTGCACTGTTTCCACCAACTCCAAAATAAAAATCTTTTCTTTACCTGCACTTCAAAGCCAGCAAAATTATCTTTTATTATTCTGTAACATTTCATAACTCAATCGGTAGCTCCTCACCGGTTAATGCGAAGTAAAGATTTTGGAGTTGGTGTAAATGCGGTATATGTTCAAATAATCTTATACCATTCCATTCAGTAACGCCATCATGTATATGAAAGGCTATTCTTAAATGTATATCATTTTCATTATCATGAAGCCAGTAGTCATTCCTACTATCATCGCCATCAAACCCAGCCTTCTCTAATATTTCAGAAGTGATGGGGATGGGGTTATATAGATCATCATCCTTGCCTTCAGTATATTCAATACTACAAATTTTCATTGAAGTATTATTGATATATGCAGCATACACCCAATTCCCTATCCTTAACTCATTCGCTTGTATCATACCTCAAATTTACTTTTATTAGGAAAATATTCATGTAATATCGGTAACGTTCTTGCTAAACTATGCGACCCTGTAGAGAATGACGGCCTGCCATGAATGAAGCCTTTAATATCTTCAGGATTCTTTTGCGTTATTAGTTTATTATCCGGTACATATTCACCTTCGATTCGTAAGTAATTACAATATGCCGACTTTACAATAACATCGTGTGCAAACTTATCCAGGATATTAACGAAGTCTTGTCTATACACTAACGGGTAATGCCCATCGAAGTTCTTAGTAGGTAATCCCATATTCAAAAGCTGATTGCGTAACGGTCTTGCTCCTGCTTCACCTACCGAGATAAGATCACCATGATAATGGTACTTGTAATCCGGTGGCTGAAGTAAGTAAACATCATCGTTCATAAAGAATATCTCCTTAGCATATTCTAACGCTGCCAGAATCTTATACTTTATCGTTAGTTGCTTTCTGCTTGTAATATCTTCAACCCTTATCAGTGTTACGTTAGTAATCCAGTCGGGTAGCTTTTCACCTATGATTAAAACTTCAGTAGGTCGTGGATAGAATCTTTCAATAGATCGAAGTGAGTATTTTAGTTCTGAGTAGTCAGATTGGGATTTGAGGGGGTAGGCGATTGTCATAAAATCATCCTGAATTTATGTTTGCAAAAAGCACCATTATCTTTAAATCCTGATTCGATTAATTCTTTTTTAGTAAGATTCTTTCCGCCTCTTTTTCTTCCCATCATTCTACCAGATTCATTTACAAAAACAGTTGATGGTTTTGTTAAACCCATATACTCCCAGTTTGTAGCCTTATAAATACCACCTGTATGATTTTGCCATGTATCTGCATAAGTTACTAAACACTTCCATTTGCTACTATCAATCATCTTCATTGATTTACTTAAAAGAAATGAGCAAGCATTCTTTGGTACACCCTCTGCTATTACAAGTCTTGTTAATGATAAAACTTTTTTCCAATCACCTTCAGGGTATGTAGCAATAGCAGCATTTTTAGTAGGTGGTAACCACCAAGCAACACCTAAACACCATTGCTCAAAAAAACATTCTTCTTTCTTAAATAATCCATGAGTATAAACACCAGTATTTGTTGCCGATTTTGCGTAGTGATACTTTTCAACAAGTTTTCTTGCTGTACTTAATGAAATAGGTCTTACGACCCAATCTTCTTTTTTTAGTTTATCTATGTTCGGATCATTTATCATTATTACTTATTTCCTGCATATCCTTAGTATCTCTAACATTCCGAATATCCAGCCCTTCACGTTTCTTGATCTCCATTATCCATTTATCAGGAGCTTGGTAAATAGTTCCACCTAACTGAATATAGAAGGTTTGGTTTGCTAAGTTGTAAAAGAGTTTTATGGTGAGGAGTTTGGAGGTCATTTGTAATACCTCACTTCTATCCCACTCAACGGGCAAGTTATTGGGAAAATAGTTGTATCTCTATACTTCAGTAACGCAGAATTATAAGCAACTTCAACAAACGAGCTATCTCTGAACTTCCAGTTAAGTTCATACCACTTACTTACACGATACATTTTATTTTGCTTAGGTATTACTTCAATATCTTCCCAACCTTTGCTACAAGAACACAGCGAAGCAATAAAACACATAGCAAGTAAGAAGATTAGGAAGCGCATGGTTGTAAGTTATAGTTACGTTCAAATTCTGTTTCGTCAACTTCTGATAATGGAATAAATCTATACTTACCGTATGCTAATATTAATTCAACAAACCAGTAAGTTGGTATTCCTGAAATAGGTGATATATCTTCGGACTTAACCGTATAAATTTCACCCTCTTTTAATTCACACATACTTTTTGGTAGCTTTCCAGGTGTTGTTTCATCAATGCATATTACCTTCATAATATAAGTTTTAAAATGACCCCAGTTGAGAACAACCGGGGGATAATCCACCATCCTTTTGGGCTGTGAGCCCTAAGAAGAAAGTTTATATGATGATTGATAATTGTCATAGTAAATAGCCCCGATCACTCAGGGCTATGAGTTACGATTCTGGCTCAGGTGTCACATCAGGGTTAATATCATCAATACCCTGTACAGCAGTTTTGACAGCTTCGAAAGCGGCTTCAACTTCTGGACTTACATCATCAGCTGCTTGAATAGCAGTTTCCAGGTCAGTAATCTTTGAATTAATTTCGGTCTTTACCTTTTCAAGTTGTGTTGCTAACGAAACAAGTTTCGCAGCTAATTCTGATTGTTCCATTTGGATTTGTTTTAGAATATTAAAAATTGAATTAAGAGACTGTTTTATATCTAACTCGTAGCAGTTGTCATCCTGAACGATGTGATGATAAATATGGATCTTCATTGTTATAAGTTTTTTAAAATTGAGGCCAGCGTAGAAACGCCAGCCGTTTCTTGGTTATTCCAATTCCTATTGAACTAATTGTTACCATTAGCAATCTTTTCAGCTTGTGCAGCCGCTTCTTTAATAGTCTGCACCTCTTCTGTTATTGAATCGTCAAGTACATGGCGCAAATCAACACGCTCTTTCAGCGGCAAAGCTAATGCACCTTTGGTAATACTTTCTGCATTCTTAGGCGTTCTGGTTTTCTTGATTACTTCAGACATAATTGTAAATTTAAGTTAGTTACTCCATTGGGTTGCCATTGCCTCCGCAATTCCTGTGAAAAACCTACTCCTGTTTTTTTGCCTGTCAGGCCCTGGTGCCATCCGGTGAACTTTCGCCTCTCTGCCATGCACAACATTTGTGTACTGTAACGGCTTTAATCCTTTCAGCCAAAGACAAACCATTTTACTTTCACCATGCCCAAATTGCCACGGTTGAATATACTGATCCGGTTTTGGTAAATTAGACCACGAATGTTGAATAGGATTTTCAATACAAACCTTACCACACGGATGGTTAATAAATAATTTAAAGAACTCAGCAGCTTCATTCATTTTATCCCAACGATCTTTTACTCTTACCAATGTTCCCTTTTCGTATAACCATCTAACACCTGAATTTGCTAAGTAAGTGCAAGGCGGGTGAGCAATTATTAAATCCCAGTTATCTTTCAATAAAATAGAAACATCACCTTGAAAATGATTGCCCGGCTTTTCTGTTTGTAACAAATCGCAACTTATGGCAAAGTGGCCCTTAGCTGCAAAAGCATCTCTAACAACTCCAGAAAACTCACAAGCAATTAATACTTTCATAACATTATAAAATAAATCAGCCCTTCAATAATCAAGCTATCCGGTGAGGGACGAACAAAACTACGAAGGGCTAAAAAGTTTTTGCCAGCCTCACCACTGGCATTAGAAATACTAAGATAACAAACTATTTCATATTTCGATCAATTGTTACTAACTTTATTTTTCATAAACAATTTCTCACGCGCACGACCCCAATATCTATTGGGGTTTCGCATTAATAAAAAGTCCCGGCTAAGATTAACCAGGACTACATTCAAACCATTAAACCTATTTATCCAACAAAAGTTTATACTTGTACGTTCTGCATTGAATCGAGAATACCAAATACTTTAAGCAACCAAACTATCAGAATCAGTATCACAACTATGTTAAGAATATTTTTTATCGTAGGCTGCATCGGAATAAGTCTATTGATAACGTATAGTAAGAAACCAATTACCACAACCGTTATGATTATTGCGAGTAAGTTCATAAGCTATCATCCTCCTTTTTATTTCTGATTACGTTAATGTTTATGACTGGTTGGATATTATTTCCGTCGCTATCAACCGGAGTTACTTCTTGCCTCTCCACATAACCCCGATCTTTGAGCAATGTTTTTGCTGAAAATATAGTTGCAGCAGTATCGCCATCTTCAACCAGCTTTAATAGTTTCGATTCAACAAAATCTTTTTTAATCTCCCGCAGGTCAAGTATGCGCTGCTTAAATGCTGGGTCTGTTTCCATCCAATCGTAGTAAGTTGATCGTGGAATATCTATTGACCTGGCAGCAGTTGTTACCACTCCCATATACTTGATCATCGCTTCAACCATCTCATTTTGTTTCTGCTTGTTCACCATGTGATAAAGTTATACCATTTTTTTTAATGATGATACTTGGGTCTAATTTCAACATCCGGTCAATTATTACTTGGCAGTACTTTGGGTCTATCTCCATTCCGTAACACTTTCTGTTTAATTGATGAGAAGCGACCATTGTAGTTCCTGAACCAAGAAATAAATCTGCTATCAATCCAACCGAATGATTACTTATTGCTTTCGCTGCTAATGCAACCGGTTTTTGTGTAGGGTGATGTTTGTTTATGCCGTCCTTGTCTATATCCCAAATGGTTGTTTCTGTTGTAGCCCCACAAAAATTAAGTTTGCCGCCCTTTGGTTTCCAATAAAGGCAAGGCTCATGTTTCTGTTTGTAGTTCGCATTTAAAGCCCCGTAGCCTCCATTCTTTACCCATATAATCAATGCGTGTATATCTCCGACCTCCTGAATTGTGTTGTAAATAGTACCCGCCTTAGTGCCAGCAAACCATGTATAGATTGGCCCCGAAGTAATGGAAGCCATCAAAGGAATTGCATCTGCATAAATCTGTTCCGAATGGTCATTTTCTAATTTTGTCCTTTGGTCTTTTTTAACGCCCTCATTTGTAAATTGAATCCCGCCCGAATAATTTACCCCATAAGGAGGATCTGTAAAAACCATATCCGCTTTCTTCCCATTCATCAATTTACCCACATCATCCGCATTCGTACTATCCCCGCAAAGCAGCCTGTGTTCGCCTATTTCAAATAAATCTCCAAGTACTATATCGGTTTCAATTTCATCCGGTATTTCGTAATCGTCCTCCTGCGCTTCCGCCTTCGGCAAAGCCCAATCAGGGATATCAAGGCCCCATGAAGGCGCTTCCGGCCAATCGGAAATGATCTTATCCCACTCCCATTCACCAAATCCCACATTATCCTTGATCACAAACTCCCGCTGCTGGGCCTCGGTCAGATCCGAGCAGTCAATTACCGGAACTTCTTTCATCCCGGCAGCAATGCATGCCCGGAGTCGCATATTTCCACCAAGAACAACATTCCCGTCTAAGCCCTTTTTAAAGGCAATAGGGCGCTTCTCCAACATCTTGGGGAATTCCTTGACCGACTGCACTAAAGCCTGAAATTTTGCATCTGTGATAACCCTGGGGTTATCTGGGTTCTCTTTTAGGAGCGAAATGTCCATTTTTGTAGTCATAAAATTATAGATTTAAATTGTTCTAATGTCCTGCAAATAACGTATTTATACCCAAGTGTGGTTACCAGATCCTCGAATCTTCGCTGATCCGGTGATTGTTTACCGTCCTCTGTTTTCATTTCAATAAACACTGGCCCTTTCAAATAGATCATATCCGATACACCTGGCACAACTCCCATTGCTTTCATCCTATTCCCTTCAATAGAATTACGAGCTTTCTGGTTTACATGGAAAAGCATACCCCTTTCAGCCGGGTAATTATTCCAATGCCACTGGAAACAGGTTGATTGTAGTTGATCTTCGCTCAAAATTGATATTTTATCTGTAACCATGAAAATACCGTGTTATCTGTAACTATTATGAATACCAACCAGTTAAACCCAAAAGTTACAGGTTTACACATTTTTTTAATTTTCCTTATAGTACCCATATATATATTATGTGTGTACATATACCATATACATAATATCATACAGTAATTAATATAAATATATCTGTAACTTCTGTAACTATTGAATAATTGTTTAATTGTTAGAATGTTACCAAACACAGTGAAAATTATTAGCATCTGTTTTAATTTGTAACTGTAACCTAAAATCCATCTCTTGAAATTGGTACAAACCCGCCCGGTTCAATATGTGGAATAACTATTTTTTGCTGAACAGAGTAGATCCTACTTGGCCTGAAGTTAACTTTTTTTATAACCTGAACATACCCTGCTTTTTTCAATTCCATCCCGATCCTTTTTAATGATAACTTCTGGTTTGTTTTCCTTTCAAGTTCAACCTTTATTTCAGTAGCGGTTAATTCTATTTCAGTGCCTGGCTGGTAATATTTATCAATAAGATCACCCTCAAGCGATGATTCGTGGAATCGTTCACTTCCTGATTCCAGCCGCTTAATATCATCGCCAGATATTCGCCAATCGAATCCAGATTTGTATAAATGATAAGCCTCAATAAGTAAATGAGTTTTGTTAATTGAATTGTATTTATCAAAGTCGATCCATGTCACTTCAATAGGAACTAATCTGCGGTTCATTGTGTCGTTCAATATTTCCAAATCATTTGTAGTGCCACATAATACAGCCAAACGGTTAAGATCCACATTCATTTTACCATAAGGCTCTCTAAGTGTGAATGATTGCTTTGATAACATTGATTTAAGGTGAATAGTATCCTTCTTTGTTTTGCCACCGCACTCGTCATCCATTACAATCAGCTTTTGCGTAAGCATAATATTAAGATCAGTATCTTTCATGCCTTGCGAAATTTCAGCATAGTATGGCTTTAATGCATCAGGTAACATCCTGCGAAACGCTTCTGTTTTTCCACTACCGTGACGTTCACCAGCGAAGATTAGCATTAACGGAGAATGTTCTCCGTAAGCGGATGCTATAATTGAAACGAGCCATTTCTTACCGAAGTAATGGAGATCATTATCAGTATCGAAGCAATCAAAAAAACTATCAATTACTCCGGATGGCTGTACACTCTTGTTTTCCTCAAACCAATCATGTAGTGGATTATATTGCGTAGTGCTTGAAGAGAAGAGTATCATCTTAAATAAATCAAACGTTAACTTATCAAACAGCATAAGACCTTCAAGAAAGATAGTATTAAGATCAATCTCATCAAGTATCTTCCCGTCGTTTTCTAACTTACGGGTAATTAAATTTCTTTTAAGTTGGTATGTTTGACGCAACCACATTCTAACATTTTCAACCAATGATTCACCCGTTGCGAAATTTGAATTTGATGCGTACGCCTGGTTAATAATTTCATCAGCGTTATCAATCCCTTCAAACTTCTTTAGGTTTGCAGCAATCTGCTTCCCATCCAATCCTGATTTCTTCATTGATGAAGTAGCGGCGGCAATCTTCTTTGTACGTTCGCTGTAAGTCTGAATCCCGGCCTGTTTTGCAAACCAGTATATTGTAGCAACGGTTATCTTATTACCAGCCCTACCATTACCACGAAGGCAGTAAGTATATTGCCGATCACACATTGATTGCTCGTATTTTTGTGAACACGAAGAAAGGATGTGATAATAATTTCGACCAGCCTCACCGAATTGATCAGCCAGCCCAAAGCCAACGGCAACCCAATCACGGTAATCATCAACACAGGAAACATGAGATAACTGCATTTCGTTTATCACCCGCTCAAATTCATCTTGTACGAATATTGTAGATTGAATTTTCCGTTGTTTCGGTTTAGGTAAATACTTTTTATAGGTTAATGATTTATCGTTAAGGAATAGGTCTGGGTCGTAAGAAACGTAACGAGGTCGGCAAACATCTTTTCCAGATGGATCGGGAATGAGTTGGTATTGACGAATTAAGTAGTCGCTGATCGCCTCAAATGCTTCGTTGTGTTTTTCGGGATCAATTTTAACAAGTACACAAAGCCCGGTTCCCGATACTGAAGTAAAGCAAGCGTAAACATATGGGTCTTTTGAAAGAAGTGATCTAACACCTTCAAGGTCGCTTCCTAAGTTATCCAGGTCCATCGAAACAAATCCAGAGTGAGCCGATAATCCTGTAATAGATCGCTGCGAGAATAAACCCGAAATAGTAACGTACTGCAAATTTCTTTTTGCTTGCTGTCGCTCTTCGTGGTCTTTGATAGTTCTTATTTTCAATACCTGATCTTGCCATCGCCCCGATTGAATTGCATCTAAGAAAACATTAAGTAGTACGGTATCTTTACTCTTTACATCGTGGATGTTTTTGTAGATTGAGATGGTTGCCATTTCTTAAAATGTAGTTTTAATTCGGTTGTTAGATTCTCTTCGGCCTTGTCCTTATGCCACTGATTAAACTTTTTATCTTTTGCTTTGCACCATTCAGCAGCCAATGAAAAATAATTTTGGAGTATGAATTTAAAGTTTTGTTCTGTCATTTCAGGAACAGTTTTTTTAGCGTAGTGAGCTAAATCTTTCCCTATTTTAAAGAAAGGATAGTATTCTTTTTTCTCACGATTTGCTTCAATCAATGATGGCACGTCAATTCCTTTTGTGACTATCACAAAGTCGCTTAACCGTTCGGCTTCTTCAATTTCAGGTGGCGGGAAAACATGACCACAATATTTGCATTCACGGGAACGGGCAGGAAGTATCGCATCACAGTTAGGACAATTCTTTACAGGTGCAACACCTGGATTACCAGCTTTGGGCGGGTTGTGGAATATGTTCTCCCAATCACGGCCATCCGACCAATCACCGTGCGTAATTGCATTCTGGCCAAGATCAATGATAGTGAACGCTGCTTTTGCATCAGTAGGACGGGAACCACGACCACAACACTGCAGCCATAGCGGCATTGACAGAGTTGCCCGGTTCATAATGATCACATCTGTATCGGGAGCATCAAACCCCATTGTAAGGATGCCAACATTATTAAGTATTGCGCCGGGAGTGTTCAGATACCATTTAACTATTTCATCACGATCACCGCACAGCGAATCAACGGAGCGGGAGTTTAAACCAGCTTCACGAAATGCAGCGTCAACTAATCGGCTATGTTCAATGTTGACGTTAAAGATTAGGCATTTACCCCCATTCCCGTAACGCTGATATGCGATTACTGTATTCTGAATATGTTTTGCTTTAGAAAACTCCATTGCCATCATCTTATCATCATACTCACCAGCTTTAATTTTTAACTTACCAGCATCAACAACATCTTTAGGAGCGTAGGTAATGTTTTGGCACAATGAACCGCCGTTAATGAGATCCGGAATATCAACGCCGCAAACTATGTCCTGATAATAATCTTTTAACGGCTTCTTTTTATTTGAAGTTAGCGGGGTAGCTGTGAACCCAATGATATACTGAGTGGGGAACAGCTCATGCATTTTCGCAAACCCTAAATTATGCGCCTCGTCAATAATTACCAATCCAATGTCCTGAGGTATTCGACGAATTGTACTTTCAACCATGCCAACATATACAGCGGATTTAGGAACTGTTTTCATACCGGCCCGAATCATTTGCCCGCTGATACCGTATGCATGAAATAAAGTTCTAACAGTTTGGATCATTAATTCTTTCCGGTGGACCAGTATAAGCACCGATTTACCCGACTTCTCAATATATCGTTTTGTTATAGCGGAAAACGTTATTGTCTTGCCTCCTCCGGTTGCAAGCTGGAAAACAACTTTTCTGGTAGTTCTTAATTTTTGTGCGACCTCAATTACAGATCGCTCCTGGTATTCTCTTAATTGCATTTAGTATGGTAAAAAAAATAATCCCGAAGGTTTCAGCGTCGCAGTTGCCTACTCCCTTCGGGAAAATAAAAATGTTCTGCCGCTGCGACCCGGCTATGTAAAGTTAATACAATTTTAAAACAACCTCCTTAGTTTATTCTTCTTTTCATTAGTATCCCTGGCATTAGCCATGTGATGCTTTAAATCAATTCCTAAGTGGCATTTCTGACATAAGGCAGCAAGGTTATCGTATTCATTATTGGTTTTGTCGTGATCAAGGTGAGCAATTGTAAGAACGATCTTTGTGCTTTTAAG